CTAAGGAATCTTTTTTATACGATACAATCTCATCACAGAAAAGCGCCCATGCTTCTCCGCATCCGGGCCAGATGATCCTGACTCCGGCGCAGGCTATAATCTTGCCGTCCGATATGCGCCTGCAAGTAAAGGCTGCGCCATTCGCATTGATTTCCGCCCATTCTTTAAATTCCTCATTAATCTTAATTCCTTCCTCGTGAGGCCGAACAAGGATATCAAGGGCGTGCTGCGGTAAATAAGCTATCATCTCTATTTTAGGATTCATCTTGTTAGTTCCGATCATATACGGCCAATTCAGGCATAATTGAAATAATAGTGCATGGTAGTGGTTGGTCGTGAAGGAAAAAAATATCAGCGCTCAACCCGTAATCACCTTTAAATTCCATAGAAATATCTCCGGAAAAAAGCTCTGCGTTCTCTCCGAAAATTAAATCCTTTACCTCGTCTTCCGTCTCACCAGCCTTACAACCTATTGTATTATAGAAGCGAACAGTTAAAGCCTCTATCCGTTTTATTTTCGCTTGTGCGCTTCCAGTCATAGCCGACACTTCAAGTTTCATAGGCTGGAGTTTCATTTCGTAATGCAATCCAGCGTGTATTTTGTTGTAATAACTATCAAGTGTAATTTCACCATTGACAACTTCACATGGAGTATGCGCCGCACCATCAACACATACATCAACGGTTTTCCCCTCAAGATGGTTAAGACCAGAGAATTTATTTTCAACCCTTCTATATTTCCCTCCGGAAACAAAAGTCCCGTAAGCCGTTCCATCTATTCCTGATAGTTCAAATGTATTTGCTGACGTGTTAGCATTAGCAACGATATAGGTATTTCCGTTTATTTCGTTCATTCCGCCGATATCTGTAACATAAACTTCCCATCCGTTTACAGGATCATTGCCTGTGTATGTAATAACAACAGGATTAGTCTGGCTTGCTCCGGTTACTTGCACCCAATCCCCACCATCAAAGGTAAGGCCGCAATCCACAAAGAAGGCATCTTCCTTATTCCCAAATTCACGAGGCATGAAATATTCAATAGTGCGTTTATTCCCCCTCAATACGGATGTCCACACCTCGTCTTCATCAGGGCCATGTATGACTGCCACGCTTTCATATTTGCCGTCTGTTATGTGTCGCGACCAGGCAACAACCTTTTCGGAAATATAATATGTCATACTCAATAAAACACCATCACCACGCACAAACCAGACAATAGGATCAGGTTCCTGCTGGTAGGCTATATTAATAATCTTCCCTTCGGTGATGTGCCGTGCTAGTTTTGTTAGCGGACTTGACACATATGAATCTGTTTCTAGCGTATAATTAAACTGTAATACCTTACGACCGTGATACTGCACATAAATAATAATATCACCGACAAGAATCGCCGAAACATTGTTTGATCCATTTGCGCTTTGCCTCTTGGCATTCACAGAAGACGGAGTGATCGCATCGGATGGTGTTGCCCCTCCGAAACGCCATTCCGCGTCCACCGTGCCGAGGAAAAGAAAGTTCTGCGGAATCATCCATCGAATACGATTGACACCATCTGCATTAATCGTAAATTTCAGAGCTGAATCATCCAACGCACCTGTTGTCATATTTTCAAAATCGCCGGATTTAGATAACCAAACCGTTATGGGTTCATTATTAGTAGCCGCCCATGCCAGCCGTTCCTCAAAGAATGCTACACAAGATGGATAATTATTTGTGCCGACAAAAGGAGTTACTAAAGCATCAGTTACTATCCATTTCCCGGCATTAAGGTCGGTTGCGAAAACGTCGGATGTATGACTTATCGTGCACTTATAAGTAGTAGTATCATTAACGACAATGTCATCGGTTGAATAATAATGTTTAGTGACCCATGCATCATAAGCTGCCGTAAATGTAATGTCCGATAACGTCCACTCGGTATGACTTGTTCTTGTTAATTTCGCCGGAGGATGAGAAGGATGAGCAATGTAAAGTGTATCGGCTGATTGTGTGAACTTTAAATCAAAAAGTTCTGATTCTAAATAGGTTGTTACTGTTTCTACCGGAGCTCCTGCGGAAACAATCTGTCCGCGGTCTTTATAATATCGGATATATTTGTCTCCGAACTCAAGAATATATTCCTGTGTTGTAGAAAACTTGAACGGAACTAATCTTATCTTTTTTGTACTATCCTTTGCCTCTGCAACAAAGTACGTTCCCGGCCTCTTTTCCGCTCCGCCGAGAGTTAAAACGGTTGCATTTTCTAATACCCGGCAGGCGTTAAAATATTGTGCAAGATCAACCCGGCCGTAAAAACAGGGATCTATTTCACCAGCGCTAAAATTTGTAAGAATCGGTGTGGCCTTATTCATTCCACTATCTCCCGGCTATGATCCATTGTCCTGTTGCCAGAGGATCTTCATCATGATTCTTGTCGTATTGCTGATTAGATATCTTTGCTTCTTCAAGAATTGCCTGATATTCCTGAAAAATTGTTTGCTGCAGCGTCGATGATTGAACGAAATAATAACACATTTCCGCCGCCAGCCTCCAGGCTATTGCCTTAGCGCACAACGTTGATAATTCAGCAGGATTAGCAAGTCTCTTTGTATAACGGATACACAGGTCTTCACCGCCGGAATTATCGTAATCAGTCAGAAGGGTTCTTCCTTCTATTTCATAATCAACACTTTCGGGATATATTTCCCGCACGACAAGACAATATGGACTTGATGGAAGATTGTATTTGTAACCCCATCCAAAAACGGGAGTTGTTGTATCTTGAGCTAATGCCTCGCGATAAGAAGCACATTTCCAGTCAAAATCTTCCAGAACGGCATCCCGAACTGCCTCATAGGCGTCGTTACAGACAATACTTGCTTTATCTGCCCCACTTAGGGATAAAATAACGTCTTTTGTCCCTATACGACGTAAAGCCATATTGCATACTCTCACCCAGTCCAAAGCCATATTTTACTCCATTTATATGGGTGGAGCCAATTATCGGCCCCACCCCGTATGTTAAATTAAAACTCTTGCTATCAAGTGCATCGGGACTGTCACCTATTCCTCGGCTTTCTGCGCCTTAACCCTGATCCTCTTGAGCTTTTCTTCCCTTTCGGCCTGAATAACGGCACCAACAGAATATTGCTCATTCAGAACAAAGTGCCTCGGAACTGTTTTGTCTTTCAATTCATCAGCAGTCGGTGTGTATGTCTGCCCAGGATGATACAGAGTCTTTCTGTGATAGCACTTCCTGATACAACGGTACATAATTTACCTCCTTTTATCTGTGTCGCATTCCACTCGCAATGTCCAAAAACGCTGTAATTTTACCGGCTGCCAGCGTTGCCGAAACATCGTATTTCAATCGGACATACTGAAGGTGCTGATCCGGAAGTTTTAACTCCGGAATGTAGGCACCTTTGGTCAAAGCCGAAGCCGCAATCGCGTAAGTGCTGACAAGAACGGTTGTCGGCGCAGTTGTCGCTCCATGAACAATGGAAATGGTCAATGTATCGGCAGCGGATGTAAACGCCGTCTCGACAATGAACCTCACAACGAGCATTTCACCCTCGCCCATATCCGGGTATGTCTCGCCGAAATTAATTTCGTTTGTAGAATACGCATCTGCTGTAATCGCATCTCCACCGTCGGCGGTGAAGAGATGTTTTGCATCATAGAAACCCATAATATTACCCCCCTTTCATTAAGAAATAGCACTTTCGGTGTTAACGATGCTCTCGCAAAGTCTGACCGGAATACCGCGAAATCTTGTAAGCGGAACGCCGAAAGCGTTGTCGCTGGTATAGTTGACGTTTGATTTATCCTTGGCGAGAATCTCCAGTTGAGTTTTCAACGTCCTGTTGACATAGATGGCAGTCGAACCACCACCTCCGGCCTGCGGAAGAAGATTCAATGCCTCAATGATGTCATCATCATCCAGCAAGTGTTCAATTCCGGATGTTTCAATGTTCGCGATCCTCTGAACGCATCTATCGTCGTGGATATAAAGGCCATACCACGCGACGAACTTCGTGAACCACGCCCAGAAATACGTTGAACCGGTGTCATTGGTGACCAGCTGCTTCCCCATATCTTCTGTCTGTAACCCGGCCTGTGAACCCTTAGGATAAATCATGTGGACTTTCATCGGCCCCCATTCGATGATCCAAAGGGAAGTAGTATCATCCCCAGTTCCGCTTGCACCAATGACATTGGCGTCCGCTGTAGCATCATAACGGGTTGCAAGTCCGTCAATCTGCTCGGGATTTGTGTCAATGTCGCCATAGATCATGTTTGTTTCAATGGTCTGGCCAAGGCCTTCAACAAAGGCAAGGTCTTCCTGTGATCTGGCTTTTGCTTTATCCGGGGCCAGATCGAGAATCGCCTCGTCAACTCTTGAATGAGCTTCCAGCCGGCATATCGGCTCGGCTACCTGTTTGGTGCTTGACGCCTCTGAGGCAACGCCTTGATTCGCTTGTCTATGGGTTCCGCTGGGGAGATTAGTCCTCTTTGTCCCAACATGGGACGCTGTCTGGTTCGCCTCAACCCAGACGGCATCCTGAAACATCTCCTTGGTAATCGAAAGAACTTCCGCGATTTCAAGAAGATTCCCGTTATTTGTTCGTTTAGCCAGTTCAACAAGTGTGTACTGACTGTGCTGATTAAAAACTGACATTGTGTTTACCTCCTATCTTACTTATGAAGGATAAGAGAAAACACCGTAACCGTAATTCATGGTTTTCTCCAACCTTCTTTATGTTTGTCCTTCCATTGACGGATAACTAAGAATACCTTTTACATTCTTTCCTTTGTCGGTATTAGAACCAATAACAAACTTGTCATCCGCCATCGACTGCCCGATTCGGTGAAACATTCTCACTAAAACAGGATCGTTTCCTCTTCCGCTTTCGTCCATGATCTTTTTTTCTTCGGCTGTCATGAACCTATCTGTCGCCTTCTTCACGAGAGCCGCATTCTCATCGAATTTGGGCCCCCATTCCTTTTTCAGATCTTCAACGTCTTTTTCAAAAGCTTTATTCTTCTGCCCCTCTGCTGATTCAATTGCGGTAAAATAAGCATCGGAATAAGCTTTGTGAATCATTGCCGCCTGAGTTTTATTCAAACCAGCCTGATGGGCAATAGATCTGAACCATCCCTCCATGTTGGGATCAATTTCCACACCTTCAGGAGGTGTCAACTTTTCAAATGTGTAATCTTCAGCCTTGTCCGGCCGTCCTATGGCCTTAAAATAGGCCGTTTTTTCTTCATCCGTAGCGTTATCCTTCAGTTTCGGAACACTTTCGCCAAGTTTCCCCTCAAGTTCCTTTGCCTTCGCCGATGTATCGATATGAGCTTTTGCTAAATCGCCCACGGTCTTGAACGGGGTAAAGGTTTCATTCGCTTTCAGGTCATCCGGTAATTGTGCCCGCCATCCGAGATTTCCGCCCTCTTCACTACCTTGATTCAGGTTGCCTGTACCAGTCCCATCATCTTGGTTCATAACTATCCTCCTTTTTCTTTCTTTTCTTTGTGCATCCGCCCGCATCGGGCACATGCAATCGCATATTGTTTGCTAACAGGAACTTTCTTCTCAATCACATTTCCGCAGCTACACTTTATTTCTATGGTTCTCGTTGCATCCACCGTTCTGTCTCCTTAACACAATCTGGTCAATCTGATATTTCCGGTAGTCAAACTGGCTTTCCGGCTTCCAGTCTAATGGCGGATCACCTTCGACGGCCTCGAATATAAAAGCCCTGTTCATGGCCTCGTTCCACATTGACACCTGTAAAAGTTTGAAATCCTTGATATAGGTGACAATACCCTTATCCGGGACTTCATAAAATCCAGCAATGGTTTGATATGCAGGATTAGGAGTCACTACGATTAAGTAGAGCTTGCCTCTCCCCAGCCAGACCGGAGGATTGAAACAACAGCCTTTTAATTCTTTTAACATCCCGGGAATAGCTGGCGCAGTTAACGGAATATTAGAAGTTGGTCTGATAATTGATCCCATTATTACCTCCCACCTTCAACTCTTGTTTTTTTTGGTTATTCTCAGCTATCTTGATTAACATTCCAGTAATGTTGTCAATCTGTTCCACGTGAAACGCGCCAATATTATGAAGTATTCTCCTGGCGATATTTTGTTCAATGACTTCCTGATCGCTTAACGCCTCATCGAAAAAATGCAGGTCTGTAAGCAAATGCGACAATACCTTTTTACCGGGCGCGGAAGAAAAACAAAGGAAATAGTCCTGGTAGATAGTATCCACCGGCTCTTCATCCGGCAACAGTTTTTGTTTTAATTCCCGGTATGCTTCTAATATTCTCATTCCTCACCTCCACCTCCAATAATTTGCCCCAGCGCACCCAACGGACTGCCTGGTTCAATTGCCTTTGAAACGTTTGGCAGATTCTTTGCTGCCATCTCTGCCAAGGCCATCTGCTGTGCCTCAGCTTGCGCCTGCGCTCTCTGCTCTCTGATTGCCTGAACCTGATCTGCTGTTCTTATTGCTTTTGCCGGCCAACCTGAAACCTTAAGAATTTCTCTTGTCGTCTCATCCACATCAATCAAATCTGCTGCCTGCGGGTCTATTTTTAACATGGGATCAAGCGCTCCTATGCCCTGATATATTCCTTGAGTTTTTAAAATCCTTTTCTGTGCCATCGCCAACGGCCCCATGTAATCCACTTCTATCCCCTGCCCGGCAAATGGCATCAAAATTTCAGGGGGATCAGGCATCCTTCCGGCTTCTGTCTCGATAGAATCAACTATGTCTATAATTGGTTGTAATCGCTCAGCTATCATCTGCCCTACAGTAGGCATCATGACAGAAGCCTTTTCACCCTGCATTTCCATTACTTGCGGGACGGTCAACTGCCGACCTTCCATTGCCGCCTTTGAAAGCATCATAAAGAAGTCAACGTTGAAATGGTCTTTGATAATCTGGCGGACTTTCTCTTCCCTGTCTTCCGCAATGGCAAAATTTACACCTTGGTTGACCGGATATATCCTCTCGTCTTCTTTTTCGTAGTAGTTTTTACCACGAGGGTTCATCCTGACTTTGCCCTGAAACTTCTTGTGCACCATTAATGGCGGTTCGACTGCCAGTTGTGCGGCGTTAAGCATGGTTTTGCTCATAACATTAAGTTTTATGATATCAATGATGGCATCCATTGCACACGACCATCCATATGGCCCGGATGTTTTTCGCCATCGCCACACGGAATAAGGCATCCGATCATATCCATCCTTTCTCAAAACATGCTCTTTATTCCCAGCCTGAATGTAAATCGAAACAAAGGCCTTGTTGTTTTTTCCAATCTTAGGTTTTAAAACCCCATTATCAAAATACATCTCCTGGTCGTTACGAGGGAAACAGGCATGAATGAACTCGTATTCCGTGTAGGGATTTCTTTCCAGTTGCGTCTGCAGTGTCTGCGACAACAACTCTTTATCGAACATCTGTACGGCTGCCCTGGCTGTGAGTTTGAACTTCCTAAACACGGTATCGATAACTCCATACCGATTCTCGGCTATCCAGACCTGTCCGGGGTCAACAGATATGAAGTTAGTCTTCCTGCCCGGTACGTCTTCCTCGGCGTAAAGTGTAGCTGTGCCAATCGAGGACGCATCCCTGATGTCTGTATTTATCTCGCTGTAAAAATTGGATCGCTGGAACCCAGAATACAAAACATCCTCCTTCGCCTCCAACCACATCTTAACCTCTGGTATCTCATCTAGTCTGCCATTATATTGTCGCATCGGGGACGTGCGAGGAAACGTAATAACGTTAGGCAACGTAAGAGTGAACCATCTCTGTGCCTGGCTTACAGTATTGCCTTGCATCCCGTTTACCAATAGGTTCCACGCTGCAATAGGGGTACCATCAAACACGTTAATATTAGCCTTCTTCCCACGTTGCTTATTTTGCAGAAAATTATAACGGTCGTATGCCAGATAGTCAATGACATCCTGCCAAAGAGGTTCATAGTCACGCCTGATAGTCTCCAGATAGCCTTGATGTTTAGTTATCTCATCAACCGCCTCTGTATCTTTCATTTTCCAAACTTCGCTTAATTGACCCACTCTACTCACCTAATAATGTTTTTCTCTGTACCGGAGCATCTTCTCCAACGCCTTCACCACCCGTTAGCCAGGTTGACTTTCTCCCCCTCTGCTTACGTAATCGTTCCTCCTCTTTAGCTTTAGCCGCTCTTATCTCTTCATCGTTCCTTGTCGGCGGTGGCGGGGCATATACAACCGGTGGTGGTGAACCTCCTCCTCCAAAAAATCCCATGTCTTATCCTCCTCCAAAAAGCCCGGCCCGAAAATCTACTCTCCGAGCAATGTTTTTTTCTGTGTCCCCGGTAGCGAAACTCTAAGCGCCCTGTCCGTTTCTCCCGAACCCCTCTGCCGCCGACGCTCATCTTCCTCTTTCCTCTTTTGCATTATGTCAATTTTCATCGGATTGTCATTGGGAAAAAAGGGAAATGGATCCCTTCTCCCCTGTCTGTCCCGTTTCCCTAAAAACATATATCATCATCCTCCTCTTTGTCGCTCTCTGTTTCTTTCAAGCGGGTCGTAGTTGTCCTCTTCCGGCGGTTGGAAGTCCCTAATCTGCTGCGCAGGAACGTACCGCGCGACATCACGACCTGACATGCATAAATAGCGGCTTGCGTCTTGTAAGTGGTCATTATCTTTAACTATTTTACCCTTTTCGTCTCTCCGGTAAATGCGGAACTCCTGGAACCATCCAGACATCGAACGGAATACTTTTAACCGCCCGGTGCTCATCCGCTGCCATAAGGCAAAGATACCGGCCTCTACAGCGTTATCAGCCTCATACAGATCAAGTCCCGACGCCCGGTACTCATCCAGTAAGCTCTTGCCGTCTCGCTGATTAGCTCCCTTGCTTGCGGGATCGATGACGCCAGCCATCCAGTCTCCGCGCGCATTGATTGCATCAACGTGCACAGACGGCTCGGCATGCCCGCGCTTATATTCCCCGCACAGGTACAGGATGTCCTGTTCCTGATCCCACGCTCCCCAGACAGCCGCTGTCCAGTTCCAGCCGACGTCCATTCCGTACGCCCGCGGGAAATAATCCGGCAGGCGAAAATCATCAATCGTAATATCCTCCTCCGCGATGGGGTATATTGCACCAGACCCGAGCATCGGTATACCTTTACTTCGCGCGTCGCGCTGATACAACGGATAGGACTCCAGCAAGGCTTTTTTATCAGCCTCGGACAGGTGGGGCACATCATCCCACCCGGCCTGGATGATGAATCGAGCTCCAGAGTCGTCCGGCCTGCCTCCCGGAAGAAATTGCAGGACGGTCTCGCTCATGCCTTCCAGCGGCGTAAACGTGAGCATAATTAAACCGGAAGGCTCGCCCGGCACAGTGGACATGGTGCGTGTAAGGCACTCTGTGTAGATGTCCAGAGGCGGCTCCTCGTCGAGCAGGATGACATCCTGATGGGTGCCCTCGAAGGCCTTGCGCCCCTGCTCGTAGCTTTTTAGTTGCAGGTGGGATACGCCGCCGGACACATGCCGGACACAGACCGACTCGATGGAATCCTTGACACTGCCTGCCTTTTTAGCGGGTTCGCCGACGATGAGCTCGCCGGGGATTAGTCCAATACCGATGGCCTGCACGGGGCCTAATAGCTTGTCCTGTAGGATGTCGCGGACTGTCTGTCCGGTTGTGCCTACTGCCCAGGCCTGTATTGCCCTGTCAAAACGTCTGCCCTCCCACCACGCCGGATAATTGCCGGTCAGGTGTAGTGTCAACTCGTAGCCGCCGCAACCCTCAGTTTTGCCAATCCGATTCGCGGCGCACATGCACCGCTCGCGATAGGTCGCACCGGCAGCAAAAAACTCCGTGTGTTTAGGATATAACTCGCGTCTAAGCGGCCCGGTGTCTGGGTAATATGTGAGGATCTTGCGCAGGGAGTCCCGACGGCGACGCTCAGTTAGCAACTCCAGCAACTCGATCTTCTTTTGCCGCTCATGCCAGGAGAGCTTTGTTGCTTTTTCTTTTTTTACTTTTTGCGTTGACTTACATTTTTTTATCATTACTAGTAAGGCTCCTGTTCACCTCTCTTGCATCTGCCTCTTACATAGCTCTAACCCATATCAACACAACAAGTCGATACATTACATACAATGTGGATGTCGTAAAATTAGTATTATACAAAGCATA